ACATGCTGATAATAATGCATTCTGTGAAGCAAGTACAGATTTTGAATTACAAATAAGTAAAAGAGCATTTATCTCAGGTGCTAAGTGGATGTTAGAGAAGTTACAAGACTTTGACACATGGAAGGAGTGGAAAGATAATAATCTTTAAATCAGAATAAGATGAAACAATTTCTTTTATATACACTCTCCTGGATAAGCCAAAACTTGGCTGTACCATTTTGGGTAGTAGGACACGTTCATTTGAGTATTAATGTATATGAAGATATTTATGAAATACTAGTATCATTTGGCATGAACGCGATTGTCTTAGCAGGATTTATTTACGATTATTTAAAACAAATAAAAAAATTATAGCATATGAAATATGAATTTAGAATAATAAAATGGGATACACATTTTATGTTAATACCCACAATAGCAATAGTAAGAGAAGAAAATGGTGGTATAGGGATATCTTTAGTATGGTTTAATAGGGCAATAGAATTTATTGTGGGATGACAGAAGAATTTGTAAATAGAGCCATTGATAAATTATTTATTATAAATAATAATTCTTTAGTCATACAAGAATTTAGTATTTATTTAGAATATAAGACTTGGTTTATAAAAACCCTTAAAAAACATAATAGTACTTATACTAAAAGAGATTTACTAAGAATTTGGAGTGAATTTGAAGAAAAATATATTATAATCCTTAAAATTAAAAATCATGAATATACCTATGAACAAGAATAGTTCCCCTAAAACCTTACCTGAAATAATATCTTATTGGAAAGGATTTAAAGGGAATAGTTTTAATATTGATTTATACATAAAAATATGCTTGGCTAAAGCTAAATTAATAAATCATGAAAAAAACTGAACAGCTTACTAGAGTAAGATTAGACGAACTAAGTTTATATCTACAAACAATATATCAGCAGTATGGCAAAAAAACTAATCAAGAATATGCTGATTTAGTGCAGCATCATTTTAAAGTAGAATGTAGTACTCAAGATATAGAATTTATAGAAGACTTAGAGCACCACAAAAAACAATTAGATTATGAACTAATATCCAGAAGAGAAGAATATTTTAGATCTCAAGGATTATCAAACTTTTTAGATTATGAGTAATAGTGTAATACAAGAAATTATCACAAGATTAGAAACAGAGTATGATAAAGCTCACAGTGTTGAATCTAAAAGTATATTAGCATATCTAACAGGGCTGTTAAAAAATAATTATGTTATTAAAGAAAAAAATCTTTTAGAAAAATTTTACATTAAAGGCATAATGCAGAGTATAGATAGTTTTGAAAATGATACTATTTTAAAATCTTTTGACGATCTTTATAATCAAGAAAACTTAACATGATGAAAGATAGCTTATTATTATTAGCAGCCGTAGCTATATGGGCATACATGGGTATGTATGGCTATATTTATTGGACACAAAAAACCAATGATTATTTACACAGAAAATGGAGAAGGGATGAGATAAAATTAATACCTATAATGGGAATTTTAGGTATTTTTTCTTATGTAGTGGGGCATATTATTTTTAATAACAACAAATATAAAAACTAAAAAAAAAAAATTATGGAGAATTACAAAATAGTAGAAAATGCACATGGTTCTTTTAACATTAAAAAAAGAACATTATTATTCTTTTGGAAATATTTACCGCATCCAAAATATTCTAACGTAATATGGCATAGTAAGACTCGTAGAGGCGCACAAGCTTATATTAACTTACTAGTTAAAAAATAGATAATCATTATCTGTAAAATCTTAAATTAATATGATTTATTTAGTAACTAACCAACGGAGTTTATTCAATTCCGTTGGTTATATTATCTGCGATGTTGCAGAATCTTTAAAATATTTAGAAACTCTTGATATTATAGCAGTAGACACAGAAACTATGGGTATGGATCCTTTTACCTGTAAATTAGTTTCTTTACAGCTAGGCGATAACGACAAGCAATTTGTCATAGACACAGATACTGTTGATATTAAACTTTACAAAAATTTACTTGAAAATAAAACTCTAATATTTCATAATGCAAAATTTGATTTAAGATTTTTATATTATCATTCTATAGTTCCTAAAAAAATATTCGATACTTTTTTAGTAGAAAGAATATTATTTACAGGTATAGATTCTGCAAGAAAATCTTTAGATGCTGTAGTGCATAAATATTGCAAAATAGAATTAGATAAAACTGTACGCGGTGCTATTCACCGAGAAGGTTTAAGTACTAGAGTAATCAAATATGCTGCTTATGATGTAAAGTTTCTTCATGAAGTAATGAGAAAACAACAAGTATTTCTTCAAGAAAATAATCTAACAAGAACTGCTAGTTTGGACAATGAGTTTGTAAAAGTATTAGCTTATATAGAATTTTGTGGTTTTTATTTAAATCCTGTTGATTGGAGAAAGAAATGTGAAGAAGATATAAAAGATTTAAATATTATAAAACAACAATTAGATCAATTTATTCTTGATAACCCTGAAAAATATAGTAAATATATAGACAATCAGTTAAGCTTATTTGGCGATGGAGTTAAATGTAAATTAAACTGGGCATCTTCGCAACAAGTAATACCTTTTATGCAATCTTTGGGCGTAGATACTCTCACTAAAGACAAACAAACAGGGCTAACAAAACATTCTGTTGACAAAAAAGTAATAGGACCGCAAAAGAAGAAACATCCTATTATTAAAACTTATATAGAATTTACTGAGCATCAAAAAGTTGTAAGTACTTATGGTGAAAATTGGTTTAATTATATTAATCCTGTTACTAAACGTGTACATAGCAATTATCAGCAAATTATGAATACTGGTAGATTATCTAGTGGTCAAAAAGGAGATAGAAAGAAAAACTTACCACAATTGCCTAATATGCAAAATATACCTAGTGATTCTAGAACTAGATCATGTTTTCAAGCACAAAAAGGTAACAAACTTATAGTGAGTGACTATTCTGGCCAAGAACAAATAGTATTGGCTAATAAGAGTTTGGATCCTGACTTGTTATATTTTTATTCTCAAGGTCTTGGAGATATGCATAGTTTTGTTGCAAGTAAAATATTTCCTGAGCTTAGTAATTTAACTCTTGATGAGATTAAAAACAACCACAAAGACAAACGACAGATTGCTAAAGGTGCTGGTTTTGCGATAAACAAAAATTGTAAAATGTTGTGTAAAAAGAAAATACTTACAATATGTCGCCCTATTTGGTAACAAATAGGTGAAAAGAGGATGAATTGCTGGAAACCCTAACGTATAGACGAGGGCAATCAGCAGCCAAGCTTACAGAGTAAGAAGGTTCAGAGACTACCTGAGATTATGCGAATAATCTTAATAACAGGAATTAGTATAAGGATAATAAATAAACTTATATGAAAAAGCGTCCTCCATCCTACAGTCCGTAGGATGATGATATAGTCCATGCCGACTAGAAATAGCGGAGTAACATGAAATTATGGTGGTACTGGAATTACTATTTCTCAAAATCTTTCTATTTCTATGGAAGAAGGCGAAAAAGTATATCAAGAATATTTTAAAGCATTTCCTGGATTAGCTAATTATTTTAAACAAGAAAAACAAAAGGCTTTAAAACTAGGCTATATAGAGTTTAATAATATTAGCAACCGTAAATGTTTTATAGATTATTTTCAAGACTTTACTAGATTGCACAATGATATTTATAATACAGAAGGTTTTTGGGAAAATTACAAACACGAAAAAGAAAATAATACCGAAAGATTTAAATTGTTCTATAAACCTAAAGTACGTGAATATTTTATGAAAAAAGGTGATATTGAACGTATGTCACTTAATTACCCTATTCAAGGTTCTAGTGCTGACATTACAAAACTTGCAGGTATATATTTCTTTAGGTATTTAGAAGAAAATAATTTAGTATTTAAAGTGCTTATGCCTAATGTAGTTCATGACGAGTGGATTGTAGAAAGTTCTGAAAACATGGCTGAAGAAATAAGTAAAGTCTTAAAACAATGTATGGAAGATGCAGGTAAATTATTTTGCCCTGTTGTAAAATTATCTGCTGATCCACATATCACTGATTATTGGGAGCATTAAAAAATAAAATATGGAAAAAGATATAAATTTTAACGAGTTTGATGTATTAATAAATAACTACGAGAAGAAAATAGAAATATTGAAAAAATGTAAATACTATTACAATTATTTTAAAAAAGTAAAAAATTCTAAAAATAGTTACTTAGTAGAATTGCGCACTAAAATAGGTAAAGAATTATATGATATGGGTGCTAGTCTTACTGAAGTAGGCAAAGCAATTGGAAGAAATCATTGTACTGTAATACATAATAGAAAAACAAGTGCTCATAGGTATATAGAAGATATAGTAGAAGAAAATGCTCATTACTGGATAGAAAATAATTTGTATCCAAGTACTTTAAGTGTGAAAAAATACAATCAACCTTATAAAGTAACTTTTAAATTAGTAAAAAAAGATGACTAGAACAGAAAGACAAATAGAAGTTCTAAAGCGTTGGCGATTAAATAATTATAGTGGCATATTTCAAGCAGCTACAGGTTTTGGTAAAACTTATACTGCTATTATGGCTATAAAAGGCATGGTGCCAAGAGCTGGAATACAATCATGTTTGATTGTAGTTCCTACAATTGCCTTAAAAAATCAATGGGAAAAAGAATTAGAGGTTCATAAAGTAAATTTTGCTGAAGTATTAGTAATTAATACTGCTATCAAACAAAATAGAAATTATGATTTTTTAATTCTTGACGAGTGCCATAGATACGCTGCAGAAAGCTTCAGAAAAATATTTGAATTAGTAGAATTTAAATATATTTTAGGCCTAACTGCTACTTTAGAACGTGAAGATAACCTTCATGAAATAATTTTAGAGTATCTACAAGTAATAGATAAAATTACTGTTGATGAAGCATTAGAAAATAATTGGATATCTCCTTACACAGTTTATAATATTGCTGTGCCTCTTAGTGCTGCTGAACAAATAGATTATAATAAATCTGACAATGCTTTTAAACATTTTGCTGCTAAACTTGGCTATGGTGGTCAAGCTTTTAAAAATGCAGGAGCATTCTTAAAATCTAGTGATAAAGCTTTACAAGGCCAAGCAGGTGCTTATTATAATGCAATGAGAAAGCGCAAAAATATTTGTTTAAATAACTCAAATAAAATAGACGCAGTAGACAAGATTATAAAGAATACGGGAAAACGTAATGGCTTGATATTTAGTGCGACTACAGAATTTGCAGAAAGTTTGCAAGATAAACTTGGGGATATTTGTATGACTTTTCATAGCAAAATAACAAAAAAGGTGCAAAAAGAAATAGTAGCGAGGTTCAAAGACAAAAGGACTAAAGTACGCTATTTAAGTACTGTACAAGCTCTAAACGAGGGCTTTAATGTGCCTGATTGTTCTTTGGCTATTATTGCGGGCAGTAACTCAACAAAACGCACATTTATACAGCAATTAGGGCGGGTAGTTCGTATGCAACCAGACAAACAAGCAGTTATCATAAACCTTTATAGTCCAGGCACTCAAGATGAAGTTTGGATGAGAAAAAGGCTAGATGGAATTGATAAAAATCGAGTATTTTTTTGTAACTTAGATGAGTTTTTAAATCAATTTATTTATGGAGATAACCTTGAGTTTGGCGCTGATGAAGCGGTCCAACCTAACCCCGAATCAATTGGTGTTACTGAAATTACTATATCATAATGATATAGAAAGTATAGTAGCAATATTTGGTAAATCTGAAGCGCTAATTATTAGAAATAGTTTAATTGGATCTAATTATATTTTATCAGGAAATACAAAATTTACTGATACTATATTAAGCAAGAAAAATATTGAAAAATTACTTGATATAAGATCTGATGAAATTAATTTTTGGGAGTTTTATAATTGCTATCCTATTAAAGTGGGTCCTAGAGTATTAAGAGCTGCGGGACCTACTTCACAAATAGCATTAAAACACGAAAAAAAGTATTTAGCGAGAGTTAGAACTATTGAAGCACACCAACAAGCTGTAAGTGCTATACAATCTTTTGTAGCTAAACAAAAACAAGCTGGAAAATTAAATTTTCTTCCTAACATGGAAACTGTTTTAAATAATTCTATGTGGGAACAGTGGTTTATATTTATTCAAGAGACGGGTATAGAAGAACAAGAATGGAATAATGATCAAATATAGTATATGGCAAAAATTAAATATTGGGACAAGTTAAAAAATAATATAGAAAGAGGCAAACAGGGATTAAATAAAGGCATCCCGTTTCAAGGCTTTACTACTTTAAGTAATCACATTAAAAATATTCAACCAGGTCGTTATGATTTAATTTTTGCAGGTACTAGTGTAGGTAAGACAGCTTTTGTTAATAGTACCTATGTGTATGGAGCTATAGATTTTATTCAAGCAAACCCTAATTATGTACATGATGTAGAGATTATTTACTATTCTCTAGAAATTCCTCCTGAGCATCAAATTGCCAAGCATATTGCTAATTTAATTTGGAGAGAGCATGGCATATTAACAAGTTTAAATGAAATACTATCTATAGGTGGGGAGATATTAAGACCAGAAGTAGAAGAGTTGATTCCTTTATATGAATCTAGGATGCAAGAAATACAAGATAAATATTTACATTATCGAAGTACTTTGAGTCCTGAGTATTTATATAAAGATGTGATGGGGTATGCTGAGAGCAGGGGTGAGATTATAAGAAATGAAGATGGTTTAATAGTAAATTATATTCCTAAAAATCCAGGGTTAATTACTCTTATTGTGATAGATCATATTGGTTTGATTAATTATAACAATCATAAAGATCTTAAAGAAGCAATAGACAAAGTATCAAGAACTTTAGTGTTTTTTAGAAATATGTTTAATTACAGCCCTGTAGTAATTTCTCAGATTAATCGTGGGTCTGAAAATATGGAACGTAGAGAAAATGACAACTGGATGCCTATGTTGAGCGATATAAAAAACACTGGTAATATTGCAGAGGATGCTAATACCGTTATAGGTATAGCAAGTCCATTTTATTATGGAGTGGATAAGTGTTTAGGGTATGATATTACTAAATATAAAAATCGCTACAGGCTAGCAAAAATTTGCAAGAACCGTGATGGTGATGTAAATAAAATAGCTAGTTTTCTATTTATTGGAGAAATCGGTGGTTATTACCAATTACCGAAAGCAGAAGAACTTCAGGGAAATAAGCCTGAAGAATTAGCAAAAATTGATAAATACTATTTTAATCAAAAAACAAAGTAAAATGCCTATTGTAAAAAGAGTAAAAAGTAGTAATGTTTTAGAAACATTGCAACAAAATGGAAGTATTAAACTTCTAGCATTAAATTTAAATTGTGTAAAAAGCCAGGAGGCTCATCAAGAATTGTTTACTCAATTTCCTGAATTAAAATATATAGATGATAACTTTGAGTTACCAGCATTATATAGATTAGGAGATTATAGTGTAGCTACAACAGAATCTGGATTAGCATTTTTATTGTTTTATACACAACTAGACAAAACTGGGGAAATGGAAATTTCAGCTTTAAAATCTTGTCTAAAAAAATTAAGTGGCGAAGCTATTAATAGTGGTAATTATATTTCATTTGCTATGATAAAACCTAGCGATGCAAAAACATGGGATATAGTACAAAAACTATTAAGTTTTCAGGAATATTTACTAATAACTATTATTGAAAATGATTAAAGATAAGTATGATTGGGTAAAAGATAAGCTTACTCTTTATCCTGTACTTAGAGATTCTACTGAAAGATTGTATTACATATATCTTCTGGAAATAGATTACGATGTGAACAAACCTTTTAAACAAGTTCTAAAAGATATGGAAGCTAGGATAATTCCTTATATAGATTCTTTTGGTAGAGCTTCTCGTAAAGTACAAGAAGAGCATCCTCATCTTAGAGGTAAATTGTACAATAAACGCAAAAGAAAGCAAGAAGAAGTAAAGCAAGAAATTAAAGATATTTAAGCTCTAAAAGCCTTGTGTATTCTAGAAAAAATTCGTAAATTTATTAAATAATCTAAAACAATTTTATGGCACAATTAGTATTCCTGGTTGGAAAATCGGGTATGGGTAAATCTACCTCATTGAGAAACCTAAACCCTGATGAAACTGTAATTATCAACACTGATCAAAAAGCGTTGCCTTTCAAACAGTTTAATCTAAAATATAATGAGGAAAGAAAGAATTACAAAAAGACTTCTGATGCTGTAGAAGTCTATAAAGTACTGAACAAAGTAAACAGCATGGAAAATGTTAAAACTGTTGTAATAGATACTTGGTCAAGAATTATGACTGACGCTATTATGTCACAAAGTTTTCGTGCAGAAAAAGGCTTTGATAAATGGTCTAAGATGGCCGCTAATCAATATGATTTAATTAATTATATTAACGACGGTATGAGAGATGATATAATAGTATATCTAATGGCTCATCCTGAAACTCATTTTGATGAAAACGGCTTTTCTACTGAACGTATTGGCGTACAAGGTAAAATGCTTGAGCGTTTTGTGCCAGAAAGTTTTAGTACCATAGTACTTTATGCAGAAATTATCAAACAGCCTGGACAAGCTAACAAACATGTATTTAGAACTGTATCTTCAGGTTCTGATACTTGTAAAACGCCTTTAGAAATGTTTGAAACAGACAGTGTAGAAAATGATTTATTACTTGTAAATCAAAAAATTAGAGAATATTATTCAATTTAAAAATAAAATAAAAACAAATGGAAGATTTAATTTGGGACGGAGTACCCGCACAAAGAAAGAAAAGAGAAGAGAAATTTTCATTTCCTGTAATAACATTGGCAGCATTGGATAAGCCAGGAGCGGGGAGAAAATTTATATTTAATAAGGCTGCACAAGAATTATTAAATATTCAAGGTGAAGAAAGAGTTTCTTTTGGATTTAGCGCTGATAGAAGTATTATTGCGGTTCGTAAAGCTACTGATATAAATTCTGGTATTCAGCTTACTAAAACTTGTACTATTAGTGATAAGAAAACTTATGAGTTTATTGCTAAAATTCTTAATCTAGATACTAGTGTAGAAAATAATTTTGAAATAGTATCTAACGGGTCTTTAAATACTTTAAAATTGCACACAAATATTGGTGTAATAGACGAAGTTGTAATAGAAGAATCTCAAGATAATTTTGAAGTAACTCAAGAGCAAGCAGTAATGCCTGAGCCTGAAGCTATTGAAGAAGAAGAAGAAGGAATAGAAGAAGATTTTTCTGATGTAGAAGTAAATATAGACGATATGCCATTTGCTTTAGATCCAGAGTTTTCTAAAGGAACAGAAGATAATACAGAAGAAGGTTGGTAATTAATAATTAAATAAATAAATATGTATAATTTAAATGATTCGAGTTTTGACTCAAAAGGTAGTGTAATTATTTTTAACGATGGTAAAGCAGGTCTAGTAGAAAATGTAACTATGACTGTTTCTAAAAAGAAACCTGAAGATAAAGAAAACGCTCCTGATTACAAAGTAATATTTACTGACGCAAACGGTGGCGAATGTTCTACTTCTTATTGGTATGTTACTAAAGCTACTGAGTATGCTACTATTGAAGACCAAGTTAAAAAACAAGGTACAGCAATGAAGCATATTATTCATGCTATTTACGGAAAAGATTTTCAAATTCCTGTAAATGCTACAACTCCGCAACAGTTACTTGATCAGTCTATGAAAATTATTCGTGACGGTCTTGCATCTGGTGCTAAGTTTAGAATATTTGCTACTTATGGTACTCTAAAATCTACAAAAAATTATATTCAACCTCGTAGTTGGGTTCCTTTTGTAGAAAATATGAGCCATCCTGTTACAGAGACAGCGTTGAAATTATCTTCTAATGTTGACGCAATGGAGCGTCTTACAGAAGATAATGTAGCTCCTACAAAATCTAATGAGAGTCTTGCTAATAGCATTATCTCTGATGGAGACGATTGGTAAAAAGTGGTTTAATTAAAATAAAGGGAAGTAGGAATTAACTACTTCCCTTTTCTTGTTATGGAAAAGATAGACTTAAATTCGTTAATGTTTAATGCTCTTATTACAAGAGAAGATATTCTTAAACATGTAACACAAGAAGAGATATATGGATTTTATATGAATGAAGATATTAAGAATTTAGGAGTTTATCATAGTCCTTTACGGGAAGATAATATTCCTTCTTTTGCTTTATATTTTCATAGAGTAAATCCTAATACTCTGATGTTTAAAGACTTTGCTACAGGTGACTGCGGTGACTTTGTAGTATTAGTAATGAAGTTATTTAATCTAAATTATTCTAATGCATTATTTAAGATAGCATATGATTTTGGGCTATCTAGTTTAAGTATTTCTAGCAATAAGGTTAATATAAATTATACTAAGTTAGAACACAAAGAACGTGTAAATCTCGGCATAAAGCTTAGACAATGGGAAAAACATGATAAAGATTATTGGACTAGCTTTAATATTAGAAAAAGCACTCTGCATAAATTTAATGTATTTCCAATTAGTCATGTGTTTTATAATTCTAATGCTGTCAAAACTCATAAATATGCTTATGTATATGTAGAAGAAAAAGATGGAATAATAACTTATAAAATATACCAACCTTTTGAAAACAAGCAGAAAAAGTGGATTAATAACGCTAATTATACTGTACACCAGGGTTATAAACAACTGCCAAATACAGGAGAATTATTAATAATAACTAAATCTTTAAAAGATGTTATGAGTATTCACGATACTTTAAACATTGCTGCTATAGGTTTACAATCTGAATCTGTGATGATGAAGGAAAGTGTGATGGAAGAATATAAATCTAGATTTAAAAGAGTAGTATGTCTATTTGACAATGACGAGGCAGGTAAAAAATTATCTATCAGTTTTACTGAAAAATATAATGTACCTCATTTTTTTGTGCCCGAATTAATAGGAGTCACTGACTTTAGTGACTTAGTAAAACATTCTGGGGTAGAGCAAACAATAAAAATTATAAATGAAAAATTAAAAAACTATGAGTAATCAAGAAGATCTTAGTTTGATTAGTAAAGAATTAATGTTTAAAGAGCCTTATTATGGTTTTTATATAATGAGTCTTAATAAAATTTGGGATGCTAGAAAGGTTCCTACAGCGGGTGTATGCAAAAATGGTATTAATTACCAACTTGCTATTAATCCTGGGTTTTGGGAAAGTCTTAGCGCGCCTCATAAAACAGGATTACTAAAACATGAGCTACTTCATATTGCATTTGGACATCTTACTACTTTTAGCTTTTTTTCTGATAAAGCTTTAGCTAATGTCGCTATGGACATGGAAATTAATCAATATATAGATAAAGAATACCTTCCTGAAGGCGGTATTGATATAGATGATTATGAAGATTTAAATCTTGACAAAAAAGCAGGTTGTAGATATTATTATGACAAGCTTAAAAAATTCCAAGATAAGAAAAACCAAAATGGTACTTGCGGTAATCAAGCTATGGATGATTTATTAGACAATATTGCTTCTGGTAATATTCCTGACCATTCTACGTGGGAAGAGTTTGAAAATATGCCTGAAGCTGAAAAAAAGTTAATTGAAAAACAAGCTAATAAAGTTTTACAGCAAATAAAAGATCAAACTCTTAAAGCTAGAGGTACTGTTCCTGGAGAGATAGATGCAGTAATAGTAATAGAAGAAGTAATGCCTGCTAAATTTGATTGGCGTGGGTATATCCGAAGATTTACTGGTGTAAGTACAAAAGTATATACTAAGAAAATTAGAAGAAAAGAGAATCGTAGATTTGAAGATAATCCTGGGCTTAAAATTAAAATGAAACAACATATGTTGTTGGCTATTGATACTTCAGGATCTGTAAGTGATGATGAGCTTAAAGAGTTTATGAATGAGATTAAACATATTCATAAAGCAGGTGTAGATATTACTGTAATACAGTGTGATACTAAAATTAATAGTATAAAGCCTTATAATGGCAAAAATGAATTAGAAATTAATGGACGTGGAGGTACTGAATTTGATCCTGTTTTAGAGTATTTTAATAATAATCTAAAAAAATATACTAGCCTAGTATATTTTACTGATGGCGAGGGTTATCCAAGAATAAAACCTAAAGGTAATGTGTTATGGGTTTTATCAGAAAGATCACATATGAATGAAGATCTTCCAGGACAGGTTATCAGACTTGAACTTTAATTCTAATTTTATTACTTAATCACATTTTTATGTATATTTGTATATGGAGTTAAAACATCAAAAACAAGATATACATAATAAGTGTGGCGTGTATATTATAAAAACAAATTCACATAGTTATGTGGGTAGTAGTATTAATATATACTCTAGATACAAACAGCATCTTAATTCCTTGAAGAAAGGTACTCACTACAATGAATTTCTTCAAAGAGTCTATAATTCATACAAAGAAGAAATGACTTTTACTGTTATTGAATTTTGTGAAAATTATATTGAAAGAGAAGCATATTATATTAACCACTACAAATGTGATATTAATGCTGAAAGAGATCCTGTAAGTAGAAAGAAAAGTAAGATTACAAAAGAAAAGTTAAGTATGGCTAACACCAATAAGAGGTTAGGTAAAGATAACCATGCATCAGTAAAGGTGTATCAGTATACACTGGATGGTTATTATGTAAATGAATACGACAGTATAAGAGAAGCCGCATCAGCAGTAAATGGTAATGAGCAGTCTATAGGAGATGCTGCAAATGGTAACTATAAATCTTCTAAAGGTTTTCAATGGAGGAGAGAAAAGTTTGATAAAATATCAAGTTTGTCTAAAAGAAATAGAAAACCATATTCAATTAAGAAGATTAGCATATTTGATGGAGTCAATACAACTCATGTATCAAGTGTTAAAGAAGCTGCTGTATTATTGAATGCTAATGAGGGCGCAGTTAGAAAAGCTCTTACACATGGATTTAAGTGTAAGGGTCAAGTTATTAAACTAGAATTATAAATTAATAAAAAATTATGAGTCAAGTAAAATTAAATATTGAAGAGTTAAAAGATTTTTTAAAGTATATGATTAATAATAATCAACATATACAAAATGATGGCAAAGTGCCTGTAGCTATTAATATAGAAGGCGATGCAGGGCTCGGCAAGACTTCTGCTATTATGCAATTAGGTTCTGAGTTAAATATGCAAGTTGTAAAGCTAAATTTATCACAGCTAGAAGAATTAGGTGACTTGGTTGGGTTTCCTATTAAAGAATTTCAAGTAAAAAATAATGAAGGTAAAACATTATGGATTACTGAGTCAGAAATTTCTACAGCAAATCAAAAAGGTTATCGTGTAGTAAGTAAAAGAATGTCACATGCTGCTCCTGAGTGGATTCAGGGTAAAGGAGAAGGTGGTTTCTTGATTCTTGATGACTATACTCGTGCTGATCACCGTTTTATGCAAGCTACAATGGAAATTCTTGACCGTCAAGAATATGTATCATGGAGATTGCCTAAAAACTGGCATGTTATCTTGACTACTAACCCAGATAATGGTGACTATAATGTTACTAGTCTTGACGTAGCGCAGAAGACTAGATTTATTTCTGTTGAGTTAAAGTATGAAGTAAATGTTTGGGCTAAGTGGGCAGAAAATATGGGAATTGATGGTAGATGTATTAACTTCATGTTGATGCATCCAGAAGTAGTAACTCAAAGAGTTAATCCAAGAAGTATAACTACTTTCTTTAATTCTATTAGTTCTATTAAAGAATTTAATAGTCAATTGCCATTGATACAAAATATTGCAGAAGGTTCTGTTGGAGAAGAGTTCGGTATGATGTTTACTATGTTTATCAATAATAAACTAGATAAAATTATTACTCCTGAAGAAATTTTAACTAAACCAGAAAAAGAAGTATTTGATAATTTATCTAGTACTATTGGCAAAGATGATACTTATAGGGCCGATATTGCTAGTGTAATTAGTACTCGTCTAGTAAACCATTCTTTAGTACATGCTAGTAAAAATCCTGTTTCTGATGCTATGATAGACAGACTTTCTAAATTGATTACAGAATGCTCTAGCTTCACTGATGACTTGCGTTATCTAATGCTGAAAGATTTGTTGAATCAAAACAAAGTTAAATTTAGTAAACTAATGTTAAACACAAAGGTCATGACTATGGCCACTAAATAATTATTTATGGAAAAATTAATTAGTTTTAAAATAGAGACTAATGATTGTTATAATCTTAGTAAGGATTCTTTTATTATTCATGTTAATACTTTATATGGCGTAAATCCTCAAGATTTTAGTCCTACAGAAAGTACTGTTAGTTTTGTTCCTGGAGATAAGATTTATTTTCTTCCTGGGGTTAATATACCTAGAGTAAAACTAAAAGATATTGTCTTAGATTATAATATTAAAATAGTAAGAGATATTAATCAAGCAACTAAAGTTTTTACAGGTAGTAATACTTATAATAAAATATCTGATAGAAATTGGTATTATTCTTTTGATATAAAATTATTAGATAAGTTTTTAAAAGTTTTAAAAGATGCAGATTTGCTTGATGGTTATATAGAGGAAAAAATAAATTTAATGTTATTAAATTCAGATTACACTAAAGTAATTACTGATTATAATACACATAAAGTACTAAATAATAATGAGTTAAATCTTTACGCAACAACATCAAATGCTAATTTAGCTTTAGAATTTAGGGATAATTGTAGTTCTTATTATGGTAATACTATAGATCCTGATTTTTCAGAAACAATTGATTATTTAAGTTCTCAAAATCTAAAATTATATGACGAAAAAAGTTTATTAGATATCATAAACGGTGATGATGCATTAATAATAAATGAAGATACATATGAAAAATTGAGTAATATGTTTAGAAGTTCAGATGATGATAATCACACTGTAGCTATGGAAATTATGAGTAATAGTAAATATAAAGAAAGTCTATTTTTTATAGAATTGTTATTTTATAATTTTTCTCATAAAATGAGGGATAATAAAGCTAAAAATCATGTAAATTTTAAAAGTTTAATCACTTATTTAAATAAAGATCCTAGATATTTACATACTAGTGTTGATGATATACTACAATCTTTAGTAAGTAAAAAAGTAATAAATGAAGAATATTTGGATAAAATCTTAAAAATGTTTGAAGATGATATTATACATAGCAATAGATTTTTCTTAGTAAAATCTGTAACTATAAATACAGATATTTTTGATATTATAAAACAAGATTACACTAGGCAAGTATTTCCTGATAGAGTAATTACCCCTCAAATAGAAGACAATTCTGAAGAATTAAATACTTCAGAAGAGTTAAGTTGGATCTAAAAATTTAAAATTATGGTGAGTGAGATAAAACTAGAGTTTCCTGAATTTATCACCCACATACCACAAAGTAAAAACGTATGGGTTAAAATAGGTTATAATAAAATTCATGCTTCTGTGCATTATACAACTAGAGCGGCTCTTGTGGCCGCTATGCACGGTTATATTGAAAAAAATATTCCTGAAAATCTTAGTATTCAAGCACCAATTGAAACTAAGCTAACTGTATATGCGCCTATAAACTTTGGTAGTATGAAAATGGTAAAAGATAAAACTACTGGTAAGAGAAGAACGAGTTGGGCTCCTGCGGCTCCTGGGTATAAACCTAATTGGGATATAGGAAATTTAGCATTAATATGGATTAAAGCTTTAGACGATGTATTAATTAAAAAAGGAATACTTCCAGATGATACTGTTGAATTTCTAAGAAGAACTACTTATGAGTTTATTCCTGTAAGTAATTTTAAAGATAGAAAATTAGTCTACAAATTAAAAAGTATAAAAAGATGAGTAATTATAAAGACATACAAGCGCTCAACCAGAGTATCTTAAAAAAAATATTATACAGTCCTGCAGAATTTAAAAAAGCTCAAGAGCGACAAAACAACGAAGAATCTAGCCAAGATCATTTTGTATTTGGTACAATGGTAGATATAATGTTAACAGGTACTCGAGCAGAATTTGATGAGAAATTTATTAAAGTATCCGAAGATTCTTATCCTAGTGAAACTATTGAAAAAATAGTAAGAGGTGTTTTTGATGAAATTCTAGCAGAGTATCAAGAAGATACAAATTTCTTTTCTTTTGATGCTTATTCTGATAAGATTTTGCAGCATTGCAAATATCAAAATTATTATAATAATTATAAAGATGAGACTAGAGTAAGTAAGATACTTACTACTGGCACAGATTATTTTGAGTTATTACAAAATTCTGTAGGTAAAACTATAGTTACTGATATTGAGTATGCTAAAGCTGTAAATTGTGTAATGGCCTTAAAATCTGATGATTTTACTAAAAAATATTCTGATAAAAATTATCCAAAACATTCTCCAGATGATTTAGAGTATTTAGATAAAGTAGTCATTATGTTTGAATATGAAGGCTTGCAATTTAAAGGTGAGTTAGATAGAGTTATGTTAGACCATGATAGAAAAGTAATTACTCCAATAGACTTTAAAACTACTAGTAAAAGTATTATTAGTTTTAAACATGAGTTTTGGAAATATCGTTATGATTTTCAAGCAGCAGTATATCGTTACGGGCTTGCAAAACAAGATTTTATAGTGGAACTAATGAAAAAAGGTTATGTAATGGATAATTTTCTATATATTGTAGTAGAAAAAGAATTGACTAACCCGCCAATGTGTTTTGAGGTAACTAAAGATATTATTCATATAGGTCTTGCAGGTGGCAAAATAGAAAATACTTTTTATGAAGGATTTACACAAGCAGTAGAGAGATATATTTATGCTGAAAATAACAACAAATGGCAGTATCCAAAAGAATATTATGTAAATAACGGCAGAATGAGTTTATTATGAGAGAGATAAAATTTACTAAAACTGCTACTTTTATATTTCCTTTATTAAACATTAGTAAAAACTTATTTGATTGTAATATACTAGACCCTTGGGGCAGGATAAAATTTAATTCTAGATTTTTAAATGCTTATTTACAAGATCAAAATATTGAAAAATATAATAATCAAAACTATGTATTTATTCTTGTTAGAGGTTATAGAGATGCAGAATTTGATAAATTTTATTCTACTATCCAAGCTTTTCCAAATTATGTAGATGATTATGAAATACAAGACTGTATAGTATTAGTATTTAGTATTCCTACTAATTATCAAAAAGATTATGAGCTAATACTTAACGGTATTTATTCTGAAATTAGCCCTGAAGCAAAAAAATTGATCCTAACAAATAATTATTTTTCTGGCAAGATATTTACTTTGCCTTTAATTTTAACTAAAGCTACTGTGCTAAAACAAAGCTGGGAAGAAAGATTGAGCAACCCTGGGTCTATTGCAGATTTAAAAGATCAAGAAGTATGGCCTATAATTACTTTTGAGAAAGAAATTTTGGATAAAAATATTATTTCTAGATATTCTGCAAACAACAAACATTTTGAACCATCAGGGGAGTTTTTCTAGCTCCCCTTAAATTATTAACAAATGGATTTTGATAATTTTTATAAATCCGATAAACTAAGATTTTATAAATTTTTTTTGAAAAGAGTTTTTGATAATGTAATAGCTGAAGATTTAACTCAAGATTTTTTCTTAAAAGTCTATTTAAATCTAGATAAATTTGATGATAATAAAGCTTTATGGGATGCCTGGTTATTTGTTATTGCTAGAAATATTTTAATAGATTACTATAGAAAAAATAAGTATTTATATAATTCTGTAAAAATAGATATAACTAGTATAGACTATCCTGTAGAGAATCATTTTAATGAAATGCTCGATGTATATAATAAAGAAATTAATAAAATAAGTAAGAAAAAAATAGATTGTTTTATTATGTTGTACGAAGGCTATAGTATAAAAGAAATTCAAAAAGCTTTTAATATATCAGAAGGAACTGTAAAAAGTAGAATATTTAAGTCTAGAGAAATTTTAAAAGAAAAACTAAAAGAATTTATAATATGAAAGATTGTGGAAAAACTTTTATTAAAGCAAGCATAATAGGTATTCTTGCAGGTATTGCAATTGGCTATTTTATGTTTTGTTAAAAAAAATTAACATGAAAAAAAAAATAAAAACATTTTATTCACCAAAACAAGTATGTCATAAAATGGACTCATCATTTTCTAAAAGTCCATTAAAACCATATCTTTTGATGAAAAAAATTAAAGAAAAAAATTATGATAAATATTTTGATCTACAAGAAAATTTTGAGCCTATAAAAAAAGAAGATTTTTTAATTGCACATACAGAAGAGTATGTAGATAATGTATTTAATAAAAAAGGTAATTATAGTAATAATGGATTGCCTTGGAGTAACGAGTTAGTTAAAAGTTTACATTATACTACAGGATCATTATTAGCAGCTAAAAGATGGGCAATAGAATATCCTGAAGAATTATGTTTTGCTCCTGTATCAGGTATGCATCATGCAAAGCCTCATACAGGATCAGGATATTGTACATTTTCAGGACAAGTTATATCTGCTATAAAGATTTATCAAGAAACAGGTTTATCAGGAGCATATCTTGATTTAGATTGTCATTTTGGAAATAGTATTGAAGATACTTATGATTTTAATCCTTTACTAGAAAAAGCAATACCAAAAGGTTTTAATATAAATCCAGAAGGTTATAATGAAACTTACATTAAAAATTTTAAATCTAAGCTTGAATTATTAAAAAAAGAAATTTTAAAAAATAAAATACATTATGTAGTATTTGCTCATGGTGCAGATAGTCATACTGAAGATGATTTAGGAGGAAGATTAGATACTGAACATTGGATAAAAGCGGCAGAAGTTTTTGCTAATTGGGTAAATGATATATCAAAAGATTTAGGTAAGTCTTTGCCAGTAGTAATGTGTTTATTTGGGGGATATAGAAGAAATAATTATGATTTTGTACTAGACTTACATATTATATCTTTATTAACTTGTAGAAGAATAATTTATAACTTATAATATTAAAAAATGAGTAAAGAAGAACTAATAGAATGGATATATAGTTTATATACCCAAACTCTAACCGATGAATTAAAAGATAGTATTGTAGAAAAAATTCAAGAATTAGATTAAAATGAGTTTAGTAAAAGTATTAAATAGAAAAAGTATGTTGATCAGACCTTCAGGTAGAAGTACTGATTTTATTAGTCCAAGTTTTGGTTTTGGCTGTTTGTATGACTGTTCTTACTGCTATATGAAACGCCATAAACCTACTGGTTTAGACATAGCTACTAATACTGGAGATATTCTAACAGCTATAAATAATCATGCTTATTTTACTCCTGTAGATAAGCCTAATCAAACTCATGAGGTACTTACTACTTATGATATTTCTTGTAATGAAGATTTTGCTTTGCATGCTAAACATCATGACTGGGAAAGAATTTTTGAATTTTTCAAAAAACATCCTCTTGCTATGGGCACCTTTGCTACTAAGTATGTAAATAAAAATCTTTTAAATTATAATCCTGAAGGTAAAATTAGAATTAGATTTAGTCTAATGCCTCAATCTTATGCAGATTTATTAGAACCAAATACTAGTAAAATAAATGAAAGATTAGAAGCAGTAAAAATGTTTCAAGCTGCTGGTTATGAGGTGCATTTAAATTTTAGTCCTGTAATTGTATGTTTTAATTGGTTACAAGAATATGAACAATTGTTTAAAGATGTCAGAGAGTATGCTATAACATATGACTGGGATAATGATAGTGTCAAAGCTGAGGTAATATTTCTTACCCATAATAAATCTAAACATGAATATAATTTAGATAATAATATTTCAGGTGAAGATTTAATATGGAGACCTGATATTCAAGAAAATAAAACATCTCAGTATGGCGGAGAAAATCTTAGGTATGAACATAATCTAAAATCTCAATATATAAAAGAATTTACTGCACTTCATGATAAGATAATACCTTGGAATACAATTAGATATATATTTTAAATTAAATATTATGGACAAAAAATTATATATACTTAGTAAAATATTAATAGACAATGGAAATAAAGTAAATGATGTAGTATTTGAATCATACCCTTATGATGTTCAATTTCATATGTTGCCTTATTTATGGCGCCATTTTGAATATTGTGGACTTTATAATAATAATGAAGAAGAACTACAAAATGATTTATTATCCTGGGTATATAAATATGAAAATATAACTATTAAGTTTTAATGAGAAACAAACAATATTGGGTAAATGAACTCGGTTTAGGCTGGGCTTTTGCTCTAAAAGAAACTTTAAAATCTGATTATATAGAAAAACTGTTTAATTATTTAACAGTGCAAAAAGCTTTTAATACTGTAAGTCCTATTGAAAAAGATATGTTTAGATATTTTAAACTTACTCCTAGAGAAAATCTTAAAGCAGTAGTAATTATAAAAGAATACGGCATAGACATGAGTATGTATTCTGTAAAAGATGCTTGTAATTATATAAATTCTTCTTATGATGTAGGCTTAGAGAAAATATCTGAATGTATTTACAGAGAATATTATTTAAATAATCCTAGTAAAGTTTTATATACTAAATTATTTGATTTTGATGATTGGGCCAAACAAGGCATATTAATATTGCCGCTAGCATTAACTATCAGTAGTAAAGGATCTGGAGAGCATATTAAACCTTGGCGTAAATTTGTAGAAGCAGTATTACAAGATATTGTGAAGTATTCTCCAGGGACTATATTTTTGTTGCTAGACGAACAAGCTAAACAATATAGTGAATTTTTATCCCAAAATCAACATGTATTTTCATGTGATAGCCCTGCAATTGCAGCAAAAGAATCTAAAGATTGGCATTGCAAAATGTTTAAGCAAATTGATTTACTTACAGATAATATTTATGGACCAGGATATAGATTTGCGTGGTAGTGCTTATTTTAATAATAAGACTAAATATAAATTTACTGCAAAGGAAGTGCTAAATATAAAAAAAGATATTTTAGCAGGCATTCCTGTAGAAGTACTTGCTAAAAAATATAATCTTACAGAGCCTAGAATATCTACTTTAATTAATAAATTTATATTTAAAAACTATGATAATAATAAAATATTAGGTAGAAAAACAGAGCCTTATTATAATTCTGAACAAGAATTATTTAATATAGGAAATAATAATTATACTTGGGAAAGTTTAACTGAACATGAAAAAAAATTTTATTTAGAATATGGAGCAAAAGAGCGCAATAGTAAAATTAATAGAGCACTGGAGTAGTACTTTTAATTTGCCTGTAAATACTGAGGAAAAATTTCCTGCAGAAGAAAGAATAGATTTAGCATTAAAATTAATTAAAGAAGAATTAGCAGAAACAGAAGAAGCTATAGATAATAAAAACTTTTTAGAAACAAAAGATGGTTTAGGAGATTTACTATGGGTAGTAATTAGAGCTATGATGGAATTAGGAATAGATCCTGATGAAACTATAGAAGCTATATTTATTTCAAATATGTCTAAAGCTGACGATAATGAAGAAGATGCTGGAGTAACTTATAACTATTATAAAGAAAAAGGTATAATTACCTACTGCAAAGTAGTAAACAACTTATTTATAACTTATAATGTTTCTGACCATAAAGTATTAAAAAGTCATAAATTTCAAAAACCAAACTTATGAAAGTAGGAGATAGGGTAATATGTGTAGATGATAGTGTAAAAACTGGATTATTAGAATTTGTAGGGTATGCTTACCCTAATTGGATTAAGAAAGATGAAATATATACAGTGCGTGAAATATTACCTAATGATGATATAGTGCCAGGTATTTTACTAGAAGAAGTAAGCAATCCTGAGATATATATACATTTGTTAGGCAAAGAACAAGAACCTGCATTTAGGTTAAGTAGATTTGCTCCTATAAATTACCAAGAAAAATCTATAGAAAATGAAATAGAAGAGGTATTAGAGGAGCTCGAAATATTTGACCCTTTAGCATTTTAACAAGAACCCCCTTGATTAGGGGGTTTCTTTAAAAAAAATTTGGCGGTTTCTTTACTCGTTATAATTTTCTGAAAAATCGTAATTTATTTCACTTGCAGTCTTTTTTTCAGATTCACTTCCATAACCTCCTAAAATATTACTAGGCAATAACCAATCAAAAATCCACCTAGTTGCTGTCAAAGATTCTTTTTCAGGATCTTCAGGCTTCATAGTTTCGTAGTAAGTAGAATTTACTGTAGTTTTTACGTATTGATTTTTTAGTTCTGGATAACGAAGCTCATAAATATTTTTAAATCCTGGTATTTTTCTCATTCTCCATCTTTGAGCATGAGTATATCCTTCATACATACCTGATTCATATACATCACCATTAAATATTTCCTTTATATCAGTAAGTTCTTGTAAAAATCTAGCACCTACTACAGGCTCTTTAATCATTTGAATTAATTCTGCTGGGCTAAATCCTGCTCCTTGTTCTAATAATAAACGATTTAATTGATATGCAGTATATTGTGTTGTAAAATCATCATCGTCATCATCGTCTGCTCTAATATTTGCAAGAGCTGCTAGAATAGCTATAATATTTAAATACACTAAATCTAATGCTGTACGTAATACACCTTTTTGCTGTACAGGATCTAAAGAGTTATATACTGCTAACGCAGAACGAGTATATTCTTTGCCTCTTAATTGCAAGAATACTTTAGATAAATAATCTGCAGTAGCATTAAAGTTACCCCACTCTTCTTCTTCTGTTACATAATTAACTCCTCTTTTTTTCAGCCTTGTATCTACTAGATTTAAAAACCATCCACGGTGAATTAATAAAAAATCTCCCATCCAAATTCTAGATAATTTACCTTTATCTGTAGGTGCCATAGTACCATCAACATAATGAGTAACATAATCTATTTTATGTTTAGCTGCTGCCAGAACTCCAGGAGTCACATCTTTACTAAATTCTGGTTTTATTTTTAAATTCCCATCTACAACTTCATGGGCGTTATATAAACTTTTTTCTCTCAAACTTTCCCATTTTTCTTGCATAGCTTTTTTATGGGCTTTATTATTTTGAGTATTATTTTCTTTGGCAGTTTTTTCTAAAAATTTAGATTTAGTAAGGAACTGGCCGTTATAAAATCTAATATTATCTAGTACTGCTAAAGTAATTCTGCCTTTTAATGCAAAATCTGCTTGAGTATATCCTGCATACCATATATCAGAACTTGTTAAAGATCTTGTAGCTCTATCACCAGTAGTTTGAAAAAGTATTTTTTGTAAATCAATAATGCCATTTTCTTGCATTATTAAATGCATCTTATTAGTTTTTTTGGCTTTACCTGCTTGTCCTAAAATCTCTCCCATATTTTTCATAAACTCAATACGGGACCAATTTTTACTTTCAGTAGTAGTATATTGGCCTAAAGTATCTTCTATAATACTATCACCTGAACCTTTTAAATATCCTGATACAATAGTAGCATAGTTACCTGCTAAGTTTAGCTTTCTTACTGCTCCTGCAAGATTTCTAGATATTTTATCAAAAGAAAGTTCTTTGCCTTGCATTTTCTCAGGTAAAATAGCTCCTAAAAATTGTCCCATAAGACTATCTTTATTTCCTATAGTTACTCCAAGAGATGATTTTCTTTCTATATTATATACATAAGAATCCACTAAAGTTTCTAATGCTTGATATTCATTAGATTCTAGTCTTGATTTTCTTTTTTTACTGTCTAAATATTCTCCTGCAGCTAAAGTTCTTTGAATATTTCCTAACGGGCCCGCTATCTTATTCATTTCTTTAAAATTATCTGCCATTTCCGCAAAAATTGTAAAGGTTTTAGCTACATCTAAAGAAATTTGAGACATGTCTGTAGCAGTTTTTGTAAAATAAATAGGTACCATTTTATTATTCAAACTACTTACTTCTCCATATTCTGTATCATCTGGATCAAGAAATAACATATCGTGACCGACATCAGATACTCTACCAAAAAAACTTTTATCTCTATTTACTAGTTTTTCTATGTTGTTTTTTCTGATGTTTGGTAAAGAATAAATTAATCTTTCTGTTCGATATTGTACAGGAAGTTTATTAACTGCTTCTTTTTTAGTCTCTACTAGTTTATTATAATACTGAGCAAATGTAGGATTGCTCATAAGTTTTTCAAACTGTGGGTTTATATATTTATCTGCAGGAATAGAAATAGTATTACCATCTTCATCAGTAGTTTGTTTAGTATTCTCTGCTCTAAATTTTTTCCAAGCATTATAGTAAACTTTTCTATCTTCTTCGTTTAATAATTCTACGCTTATTAGCGCATAACTTTCATATCCTAAATCTTTTGCCATTTGAGCTTTAGCAGCTTCCATAGCTTGGTAGTATTTATAATAATTATGCTTGCGAATTAAAAATCCAGTATTGTTATTTTTATCATCTTTCTCAAATAAATCATCTATTTTATGGTTAGATTTTAAAAATATTTCTTGAGAAGTTAAAATATTATTAGCTGTTTGAACAGAGAATTTTAATACTTTATCTTTGGCATCTACTATTATTTTATGTGCAGCTTTTAATAATTTAGAACTAGCGTTTTTATAGTTACCTACCCAAAGCCTCCAACCACTTGTAACATCTTCTTGAATAGATTCAAATTCTTTTTCAGCATTAAAATCAGGATCTATAACTTCACCGTATTCGTTTCTATTTGTATCTTCTAAAAATTTAATTCCTATTACTTTACTAATGGCATTATTAATTGCACGAGCTTCGCTAAGTAAACTTAGACTAGAATTTATTATTTCATAGTATTCTTTTTTATTTTCTGTTTCTAGTCCAGAAATTAGAATATCTTCTTTAAACTTAGCAAATAAATCTTCGTACATTTTTACGAAGTCATTAATCATATTAGCATTATGAGCATCGTAGTTTTTATCTTTTTGTACTTTATTTAAATACTTAATAATACTTTCTATTTCTCCATTTGCTAGATTAGTAAAAGAAGCTATGCCTAGATCAAATTGGCCATTTTTTACCGTGTTTCTAATTTTATTTAAATCTGTTCTAAGTCTAGTAATATCTGATTGAGATTTAGCAGAACGTTTAAATATTTCTATTCTATCTTCTAAAGTTTTAATAGCATTTTCTAAAAATTTTGCTTTTTGTTTCTCACTTTCAGGAACTGCTCTTGTTTCTTCATCATGCTCATCTATTTGCATCATGATGGCATTTTTATCTAATGCTTCATAAGGAGTAGTATTCATTACTCCTAATGTTTCTTCATTTAAAATACTATTAGCTAATGGAATAATAGTTTTTTCTAGATCTATTCTTGCCGCACTATTTTTTCTAAAGTTACTAGCTACCCAATTAAAAAACTTAGCTCCTAAATCATATAGTTGGGTCCAAATATTTTTACCGTCTTTATTTTTTTGAGAGTTTTTAAACTGCGTTACTATTTCCATAGCAAGCATTTTTGCTAATGCTTCTTTTCTAAAATCTATTTCTTCGTCGTAAATATCTTTATACTCTTGCTTTACTTTAGCATAAATGTCAGTAGTAGCTATGTTCTGTAAGGCTCTTGCTACAGAAGGATCTGACTCTAGCATTTCGATAGCAAAGTGAGAAACTTCTTCTGCTAATGTATCTATACGGGCTCCATCTGCAATAGCAATTAAATTTTTTGCAAAGTCAGCAATACCCAAAGCACTTTCATCATAACGATCTGGAAATTTTTCCATTACAGTTTTTAGAGCTTGTACAGATATTCCATGTTTTCTTGCCCAAGACATTAATTTTTTATCTAACTCTTCTACTCTTGACTCTAATGTTTGTGGATTTTTTTGGCGGAACATTCCTCCTGCATAAGGAGAATAATAATTGTCTAATGTTACAGGGGCATTTTTATATCCTGCTACATAATAATTTCCAGTATTATTACTTTTACGTAATTCCCAAGTAGCGTCTCCAATTTCATCAGAAAGTTTTCGCAATTCTTTATTTATATTAGATATGTCTTCAGCAGAAAGATTTTTACCTGCTACTTTTTTAAAGAAAATATCTCTAGCTTTTTGTTGGTATAATTTAGCTTGTTCTCTTTGATAAAAAATAGTGCTAGTAGCTTGCTCTTTTTTTATTTCTACTTCATTCCAAGTATTACCGTATTCATCTGTAACTTGTTTAGGACTATATCCTTGTTTTTTAAGTATATTAGCTACAGTATTTTCATAGAAACCTACAACATTTAAAGCTTTACTTTGTTCGATACCCTCAATTACTGAAAAATCAAAAGGGGTATAATTAGGATTTTCTACAATAGTTTTTAATTCTTGTAATTCTTTTTCAAACCTTTCAATTATTTTATTATTTTTTTCTAAATAATTATTGATATTATTTTGTAAGTTTTGTTCTGCGTCTTCTTTTGAAGTACCTCTTACTATAATTTCAGAACCATCTTTAAAATCTAGTACAATAACTTTTTTATTTCCTTCAGGGAAATTTCTTGTTTGTACACTTTGTCTAAAAGGCTCTTTTTTAGCATTTTCTATACTTTTTTCTAAAGATGTTATTTTTTGATAATCATATTTAGGTGTTTTTTGTATAAAATTTTCTATTTGACCCGCGGTATTACCACTAGGAAATAATACTTTCTCATAACCTTTCTTAGCAGAGTCTTGTATAATAGATTTAACAAAGAATGTTACCCAGTTGTTGTCTTTGTTTAGGAGTTGAAGGAATTGGTTTTGTGTTTTTTCTTTTGTTATATTCTCTTCAAATTCTTGTTTAGTAATTTTTTCTTCTTTTCCAGGTAAAAATTTATTACTATCACTTACTTCTTTTTGTTTAAAAAATTCTCCATTTATTGTAAAGTAATTGTATCCATCTTTAGTATAAGATTTATAATCTTCTTTTTCATAATTAATTAGGTTAGTTTTATCTCTACCCTTCTGAAACAAATCAGATTGTACTTCTAGTATTCTACGAGTTTTAGAACTAACTTCATTTTCATCATATAAATTTATAGGAGGAATTCCTATTAAATTTCCATATTCATCTAATTCAGGTTGTATTGAACTTCCTCTCCAAGAAGCATCACTAGTATTTTGTTTTGCATCATCACTTCTAAACCAACCTATACCTTTATCTGTAGCAAATTGAGCATGACCTTTTATACTTGGTGTAATAGCTGGTGTAGCTATTTCATTCTCTGTATAATTAGTTCCTCCTGGAACTGTTAGATTAGAATAATAAGTTGTTGGTTTAGAACTTTGTCTAGCATTTTCAAACTCTTGTTTTGATATATCTTTACTTCCACCACCATTTTCTTTACTATATAATATTTTATAAACATCTCTATTAGGATCAGAATAATAATAATCTTTTCCTACTTTGAATTCTGAACCATCTTTGATTAATCCTTCTTTTTCTTTAGCAGTATTAATCTCAACAGTGTAACTATAATTAGCAGCAATAGCAGTTGCTATCTCATCTTTAGTCATACCTGGTTTAGCTACTTCTTTAAAAAACTCTATTTGTTGATTAGAAACTCCTTGTTTTTGTAAATCATTTATCCAACCTTGTAATTTATCTTGAGTAAATACATTACGTTGTATTTTTTCTAAAGCATCAATAATTTTTAAAGTAGCATTAACAGTTCCTGGAGCAATATTTAATTGTTCTAGAGTAGGAAAATCAGTGGTATTGTTTTCTTCCATCCATACAGACATTTTTGCTTTTAAAATAGCAGGTTTTAAATCTGATTGTTGTAATAGATTTAAGTATTCAGGATGGTTAATATTTATACAATAAGACATAATTATAAACTTTAATAACAATTTTTAGCTTGCCAAATAGCAGCTTTTTGTTCTTTCTCTGATAAAGATAAAAATTCTTCTTGAGAAAGTAATCCTAATTCTATAGCACCTTCTTTATTAATTTTCATAAGGTCATTCATAGCTTTTCTATAATCTTCCCAATTATTTGTAGCACTACCTTGTTGTTGAGCAGCAGCTCCAGACATTAAATCAGCAAGATTTTGACTAGGCATTTCATTAGGATCTAGTATAACTCCAAATGGATTTTCTTTTTCTGTTTTAATAGACTCAATATTTTTTGTTATTTCTTCTATATCTACAGGTAAGCTAGGCATTCCTGAAAGTCCTAGAATATCTCCTTTATCAGTTTTTGGATCATTTGGATCTTTTTTAACAGGAGCTACAGTAGTAGGCATAAATTCCATAGCGCCTTCTATAGCCATTAAGTCCATTAAATCAGGTGCAGATTCTATTAGAGCATTTTCTATTGCTAACATTTGGTCTCCTAATTTTTTAGGAGCTCCTTTTACAGCATCATTATAATCAAAGGCTATGTCAATAACAACTGGTTTAATTATATCATTATAATAATCATATTCTAGAATAAAATTAGTGTATCCAGAAGTATTTACAGGTTGATAAACTACTACATCAGGAGCAGAAAAAGTTCCATATTCTAAAGGATTTTGGAATCTTCTTTCTACATATTTATATAGTTTAACTTCTCCTTTTTTATTTGTTTCTTTTATATAAGGAACTGGTGGGTTATTTTCACCAAATGGAAAATACTCTTTGTTAGAGTTAATCAGCATTACTATAGCACCTTTAGAAGTTTTTACACTACCTTTTTCTCTAGCTAATTTTACAATAGCAGTTTCCCTATCTTCATCAGTAAGTAATTCTTTTTCTTGATTCTTATCTAAATACTTACCTATTTCAATAGTAGGTACAAAAGTCTCTCTACCTGCATTATTTTTAATAAATTGATCAATAAACCTATTTGTTATTATTTCTTCGTCAGCTATTAATAAAGATCTTAAAGATCTATTAAAAGTTGTTCCTTCTTTAGATAAAATATTATTTTCTCTTTGAAATTTATCAGTCCAAAATTCTAACGGAATTAGTTTAGCAAATGAATAAGGACTAAATCCAAAACCTTGAGCAAAATAAGTATATTTTATTAAATCTAATCCTAGAGTTTTTACATCTGGATCAGAGTCTTTAATCATTCTTTCCCACAAGTATTTAATAGCTTCGATCTCTGCAGGAGTTTTACCTGTATTATAAAATTCTATGCGCTTTAATTTAAAAGTATTGTCAGCTTCTTTTATATATAACTGATCCACAAAATCTCTTAATGGACTATCAGCAGGTAAACTTTTCTTAAATGCTTGTAGTCTTTCAGGAACTTTTTGTAAAATATCTTTAGCCTGAGAATAATTAAAAAATGGAAACGCACTAGATATAAAATCTAAAAATTGAGTGTCTACCATCTTAGCTTCTTTTTCTGTTAAGCCAGATTTAAGTTTGTTGTTTCCTATAATTCTTTTAATATTTCCTAAAACACTATAAATTAGTTTTTTATTACTTTCATTATATACTCCGATAGACGGAAATATTTGATTCATAATATTTATAGGCTTAATAATACCATATAAATTACTAGCAGGATTCATTAATTGATTGCTTTTTGTTTCAAGCATTTCATCTAATCCTTCTATTAAATTATCTCCACTACTAATTTTATCATAAATAGCCTGTTGTTTCTGTATAAGTACAAAGTTTGCTGAAGAATTTATTCCTAGTCCTGTTACATCTATTTTAGATGCCATAATTCCTTCATTAAGTTCTAGAGCTATTTTATTAATAGCATCAAAAGCATTTAACATTTGTAGCTGAAACTCATAATATTCTTTAGTATTTTGCGGAGTAATATTTTTTTCTAATTCTTCTAAATTTAAAGTACTATCCCATGCAGTTTTTAATTCCCCTCCATATCTTTTTTTAGCAGCAGTTGTCCATCTTTTTCTGATCTCTGCCATCATATTTTTTTCTGACATTGACCCTTTATTTATATAGTACAATTTGGTCAATGCTATTATAGAAGGTTGGTTTATAAATGCAAATACTGTGTCTTCATCTATTCCCAAACGTTCTAGTAATGCAATAGTATTAGCAGTATAAGTGTTCATGTTTAAGAAAGATGCAATAGGATCCTTTGCGTTATCTACAACAGCTGCTAAGTCTGTTGCTAAAATTCTAGAAATTCTTTTGCCATCTACATAAGCATTGTTAAGTGCTTGGTAGTTTTTATTATTAACTTTTAAAGGATTTTTCAATCTTAAATTAGTATATTGAGCCTTAGCATGATGCACATTATGATTAGCAAAAATACCAATGAGCTTTTTACCCATCATATTACGATTAAATAATTCTAATTGAGTACTTGGGTAATTAAAATCTAAGTCTTGAGTAACATCTAATTTTTCTGCAGCTTGTCTTAAAGCATCTCCTTTTAATCTAGCCTCTTCTATTTTTCCTGCTTTTAATAACCTAATTTTTGCTGCTCTATCTTTTAAGCTTTCAAAATTACCAGGGTTTAAAATAGCTGTTGCAGTATTTTTATTTGATAGAATACTTTGAATAATATCTATTTTTAAATTATCTCTAGATTTTTTAGTGCTGTATTCAGTAGCATTAAATTCTTTACTTTCTAAAATATCTGCTATTAATTCTAAATTTGGTTTAGATAGTTTAAGAATATTTCCTTTAGTTAAATCAAAAGAAGCAACTTCTTCATTAAAATATTCATAAAGATCATCTATTATTTCTTGTTGCTGTTGGTATAAATAATTATCAGCTAAATCAGTTTTAAGTTTTTTAATTTCATCTCTAACTTCTTTAGCTTTAGAAATGTCTTGTTTGATTCCTTCTATTTCTTTACTAGTTTTTTCATTATTTATTTGAGCTTCAGTTGCTTGTCTTCTGCTGTCAAGAATTTTTTCTATAGTTTCTTTGTCTTTTACATATAATTCTAAAAATCTTTTTAAGTCTTTAAAACTAGAGTAAATATTTTCTGCATAAGATAAAGCTTCTTCTCTATTACTAGGTTTTTTAACGTATTCAATTACTTTAGGAATTCCCTTAGAGTTTACATAAAACTCCCTAGCCATAAAATATAATTTGTCAATGTCAAAGTCAAGTCCTGCAATAGTAGTAATCTCAACAGGTAAAATTACTGTACCTCCCATTCCTGGAGGAGTAAACCCTACTATTTCTATATTAAACATAGAGTATTTATCTTCTGTAGGAATTCTATAGCCTATTATTCTTAAAAGATCTGGAGCTTTTTCTTTAATAAATTCTATATCTACTTTGCCATCTGGAGTTAGAGGAAAATATTTTTTAGAACTATGAGGCAATAAAGCTTGATAAGTAATAGTTCCTGTAACAGGATCTGTTATCATTTTTAACTCATTACTAACTCCAAAAGAAGTAGTATTTATTAAGTTACCTCCTTTTATTTTTTGTTTAGTAATTCTGTTTCTAAAAATAGAATTCATTAAAGATTCTACTGTATATAGTAACATTGGGTGATACAAAGGCATTTTTGTTTCATATCCTATTTGTTCACCATTTGCTAGTACAGGAATTGCCTGTATAGCATCTAAATAATCTTGTCCTAATTCTCTTGCAATTACTTCTCTGCGGAGTTCTGCTGTAATTTTTGGCCAGTTTAATTTATTGTCACTATCTAGAAATATTTTTTCTACTTCTTTATAACTTTCTTTTAAGTCTTGTACTATAGTATTTTGATATATTCTAGCAATATCTCTTCCTTTATAAGTTTTTCCTAAAAGATTATAATCACCATCTAGATTTAAATCTCCTAAAATTAATTGTTTAATTTGAGTACCAAATCCAGCACGCTCATCTATATAGTGAGAAGGAGTCTCTTGTTGTAATCTCCAATCTTCTGTAGGTAATTCGTGAATATAAGTATTGTCTGATAAAACATATTTACCATCTTTTAAATTATATTCTCCAAATCTTACTTTGCCTTTAGCGTTTACAGAGTTACCTACTCCACCTACTTTTACTGCAGACTCAAACATTGCTACAGTAAACTTACCTGCTTCCATGTCGTTATATAAAGCCATTAATTCAGGGGAAGTTTCTGCAAATGATCTTGTTAATACAGTCTCTGCGTTTTTAATTTGGATAGGTATTTGTTTTCCTGCTACAGTAATTTGAGTATATATAAAAGGTTTTTCTGGCTTAAATGGAGGATTAATTAGCATTAAATCTTCTATAGTTTCTTTTCCTGCTAAAATTCTTTGATGAGCTTGCTCATGTTCAGGTGTCCATCTATTTAACGATTCTAGCTGTTCTTTTCTCCTATTTGGATGAATATAAGTAGCACCGTCTGTTTCGTTGTTACCGTCGCTTTTTTCAGTTTTAGCTGTCCAAAATGCAGATAACTCTTTCTTTTCTTGCGGAGTTAAATTAGTACTAGAATTTATAATACTCAAAATATGATCTGCAGTTTGTTTTTCTGTAGGCTGAATACTATCGTTTAGTATTATTGCTTTATAATAAGTAGGCAAATTACTAGTATCTCCGTAGGTTCCTGGTGAAACTACTTGAGCAAAACGTTTTTGAATATCTCCTAAATTTTTATAGAAACTAGGATCACCAGCAAGTAAAGTACTTAACTGAGTGTTCATATAATAAGTGTTTACTAGATAGTCTTTAAAGAAAGTAGTCCTGTCATCTTTTTTAATATTAGTATCTATAAATCTTTCTACAAAACTAAACTCACCAGTTGCCTCGTTTATTCCAGTTATTATACCTGCATCTTTATATTTTTCAATTTGTTTAGCAAGGAAGCCATTTGTATTTACATCATAAGATAAAAACTCATCTATGATAGCTTTTACTTCTTCACGATTAAATGGATCAGTTGTGTTTACTTTGCCATTTAAAAATCCTAATATTTTAAATTCAGTACTGTTTTTAAAATAATTTGGAATTAATCTTAATAAAGAAGACTTGTTTAGTTTTTTATTAGTAATTATTCTGTTAAATTCTAATGCTGCAACATCAGTAAGTTTATCTACTACTTCTTCTCTTGTATATTTTTTGGCTTTAATATACGGCAAAGTAGATTTATCTGCAGGTATAGGAAGTTTATAGTAAGCAGATTCTCTAGCATTACTATTTGAGTACATTGCTAAATTAGATGTTTCTAATTCAATGTCACTCATATCTGTATACCCTGCAGATTTTCTTTTTCCTTTTCTAGTAAACCCATCTAAAATAACTACATCTAAATCTTTTTGTAAATTATTAGTAGTATCTTGAAGATCTTTTATAAATGGCATTTCTGACATTAATTGGTCAGCTCCTATTTTTTCTAAGTAAGCATTTAATTTATCAGAATCTTTATAAGTTTCAAATTGTTTATTAATAAAACCAGAAGCAATTAAGTTATATACAGTCTCGTCATCAATATTTCTAAAACTAGAAACTACTTCTTTTTCTGCTGCAGGTTGTAGAATATTAGCTAATTTTTCTACTAAAGATTTTGCATTTTCTTTGTCTCTTAAATTAGTTCCAATTAATTCATCACTGCTAGGTTTTAAGAAAGTAAATGGATTAGAATTTTGTGTAAGTGCAATTGCTATATTTTCTACAGCTGTTAAAAATTGACCTATGTTTCTCCAATTTCCAGTTTCTCCTCTTGGTATCCAAATATTATGTAACTGATCTTCTGTAATAGAAATATTGTAATCACTTAAAACTTTTTCTATGTCTTTAAATAACTTATCTTTAAAACCTGGAGTTTGCCATAAACCTGAATTTTGAGAAGCCGTTCTCATTGCTGTGACATCTTGATAAAATTTATTAGCCTCTTCTAAATTTATTATTTCAGGATTGTATTTACCATCAGTTACAAATATTTTATTACTTGGATCCAAAAATTCACTAATTAAAACGTCACGAATCATACTATCAAGAGTACGTCTGTTGGATCTAAATACTTTCATAACTCCATTATCTTCTTGGATAGTCATAAAAGTTGCGTAATTTTTCTGCCCCATTGCTACCCAAAAGTCAGTAGCTAATTTTGGATTTTGATCTATTGCTGCTAAAATATCTTTTATGTAAGGACGGTTAAGTTCTTTTAACTTATCCATCATATCTTTCATAGTATAGCTATTAGAAAGCTTAGAGATCAAATAACTATATACTACATTAGCTTTTTCGTATTCTTCTACTCCTAAGCTGTTAATAACCTTACTTGCATTTTTTCTATTAGACTTATATTTAGGCAATCTAGAAAGCAAGTTTTTTAATTGATGGCTAAGACTTTCTCTTGCATTTACTGTTATATAAGATTTATCATAAGATTGTTCTTCAGTAGTAGTACCTTCATTTAAGTCATCAAAAATGGTAGTATTTTCTTCTTCTCTTGTTTTAGAAATGCCATTATAATTTTTGGCTTTATTGTCAAGAGTAATGTAAATATTTCTTTCTCTTAAAGTATTATTAAATAATTCTAACAGTATAGTATTTCCTGTAAAAGCATAAAAAGTAGTGTCTCCTTCTTTGATCTTAGTGCTTTTGCTACCACCCTCTGTTAATATTTGATATAGTTTATATAATCTTTTTGCTATATCAGGTTTAGTACTTTGTGTTTTAGCAATTGTACCAGCAAGTCTTGTTAATAATAAACTATAAAATTTATCTACACCAATTTTATTAATAATTTCTGCTTCACTCATTATGCTATCTGGATCTATTTTAGATCTTTCATTATCTAAAATTTTTTCCATTGAACGTTTTAAATAAGTAAATGCATGTTCTCTTTCTATAGGATTTTCATATCTATAAATATTTTCTGCATCTTTTAAAGATGTTCTTGCTTTAAAACTAGTATTTTTAAATTTAATCTTATTGGCATAAGTACCTAGATTTATATTCTCAAATAAATCATCTATGTTAGGACTGTTTTTAGTATAAAAGCCTTTTAACATTTTATACATACCAACAAATTGTTTAGCTATTGCATCTTTAGATTTTACAGTGCCTTTAGTTATTCCTACTAAAATATCTAGAGGAGTTACCATACTTTTTTGTACTTCACTTCTAAAATCTAAATACCCATAACTTTTTTGTTTTCCTTCTAATTCTTTAGCAGCTATAGTAAAGTCTACAAATTTGTCAGCTAATAATTCTTCTACAGTTTTGTAGTTAGGTAATTGTTTGTATTCTTTGCCGTTTTTTACTATTGTTTCTAATGGCAATTCATCTTTATATTTTTCGTATGCCTCATTAATTAATTGCATACGAGTTTTTAAAGGCAATGCTAAATTAAACACAACGTGAAAAGCTTCGTGGTAAGTAGTGCCTTCTTCAGTATTTTCCCATAAATACATTGCTGCTTCAGTAAATAGTCCATGAAGAACTTTACCCTGGCGCCTAGCTTCTACAAGCATTTCCCAAGTTTCTTTAGGTAAATAGTTTTTAAGATTTTCAAAATCTCTAAACATTCTTACATTTCCTTTTACTCTATCTGTCTTTTCAGTTTTATTTTTTCTTCGAGTATAGTTTTCTCCAAATACTTTTTTCAAGTATTCTACAGCTTTTTCTTTATCTAATTTTATTTCTTCTGGAGTATCTCTAGGCTCTGCTAGTTTTGTTCTTATATTGTCATCTTGAAATGAATCAGCATCATCTCCAAACTCATCTACATCATCAAATAAACCTGTAGGTACATCTTCTTCATTAGCAATAATGTCTCCAGAAACTGCCATTAAATCTTCTAAAGTTTGACCACTTGGTATTCCTAAAATATTGTCTACAGTTTCTTCTACTTCTGATTCTGCAGTTTGAGTTAAATATTCTTTTGCAGCTGCTGTAATAATACTAGTTTTAGGTTTAGTAGTTGAAGTACCTTCTATATCAGAAACAGGAGTTGCTGAAACTGTTATACCTTCTAATTCTGCTTGTTTTTTCTTTACATCAGAATCGTTAAAAAAATTATTGATAGCTTCTTGCCCTACCGTACTACTAGTAGTATGACTAGTAAAAACTATTTCCGCATCTTTTCCTTGTATTACTTGTTTAATAGACTGTATTTCCAAAGTAGGCTTGCCTTTAGAATCAACTACTTTAGCAATTACTCTAATTTTATGACTAGAATCTTTAGGAAAATTTTTTGATGTAAAATATTTTACTATAATATTAGGATCATTTAAACTTTCATTTAGTTCGTCAATAGGAGTATTGAAGATAGGGTTTTCATCAGTTTTATCTGCAGTATTTGTTATAGGACTATTGCCTGTGGTTTTACTAGCAGTAGTGTCAGGAATTTTTACTGTTAGTATATTATTTATTGCTTGTTTTTCTGCAGGGCTTAATTTATAAGCTTCTAATACAAACGAACTAGAATTAAATAAATTTCCATCTTCTGCAAATAAATCTGTTGTTACTGCGCCTGCATTAGATATAAAAGTATTATAGTCTTCTTTATTAATTTTTAAATAGTCTACTCTAAATACTTGTTCTCCTAAAAATTCTAAGACATCAGCATAATTATCATAAGTTGCCGTAATGTTTTCAGCTATTTCAGGACTGTATTTAGAAACTATATATTTATTGTTTTTAAACTCTACAGTAATTCTATAAAAATTAGACTCTATTCTTTTACGTATTTCTTTTATCTTATCTACGTTAGTCTCATTTCTTAAATTATCTAATTCAGTTCCTAAAGCATTAATTATACTAGTATTTTTAACTAAGTTATTAAATAACCTAACTGGATATAAACCATAAGCAGAAGGTACTAACATGTACGGGATACCTTCAGTAAGATTTTCTTTTACTTTAATTCCTAATTCAGAATTTAATAAATCTTCTTTTATTTTTTGGTTTTCAGTTCCTTGTCCTGTATAAAGTTCTCCGTTTACTTTAATTACTAATTTAAAAGGTTGCCCTATTCTTTGTAATAATGTTTGCGGATTTTGTTTTAAAGCTATTTCAGGTTGTCCTGGTTGTCTACCATTATTTAAATTCCTTTGAATTTTTTGTAGAATTCTTACAGTAACAGGAGATTTTTGTATAGTTTGTTTATTAAAACTGGCTAGTTTTTCTTGGGATATTTCAAACTTATCTTTAAGATTAATATTATTTTTAGAAAGTAATTCATCTAATAAACCATTTTCTAATATCTGTTTGAATTCTTCTTCTGTACGAAATTTTCCATCATACCAATACTGACAAGCCATAACTAAATTATTTACCTAGTTCTTGATCGAACAATAACATATTATCTGTAAGAGCTAACCTAGCAATAAGGTCTAAATACTCTCCAACTGCACCTACTTGATGCGTAGTAAACTCTTGTAACAAAAGTACCACTTTTAAAGATAAATCTTCTCTTTTTGCACTAGTTTCGTAAGCAATCATTAAATCTTTTTCCATTTGATAAGCCATTTCTAAAGCAGATTTAATGTCTTGACAATCACAATCTGGAGCTCCGAGAGGTTCTACAGAAATTTCACAATTTAAATCATTCATGAATTTTCCAATTTTTTTATAATGATCTCTTTCTCCATTAGACTCATTCATAAAAAAACTTTCTGCACCAAAATAACCTAACATTTTCATTCTATTTGCTAGCTTTAAATAAGCTTGGGAAGCAGTAAGTTCTAGTTTTCCAAACTTATTTAACTCTTTACATTCTATATCGGTAAGTAATTTTTCCATTATTAACACTTTTTAAATACATTATCTTCATTAGTAAACATTTCAAAATCTGGATTTCCAGGAATTGTAGTTGCTGCTACTAATTCTCCTACAATATTATCAAAATTTTCTTGAATAAACTGATTTCTAGATACAAAGTTTTCTGGAAGTATTGCTTCTTTAATTATAGTTGTAATCTCTTCTTTTGTCAATTTATCTATAATAGAATTTTTATAACCCATTTGATTTAGTTGAGTTCTTAATTCTGGATTAATTACTGCCCCAACACTTATAGTAGTTGTTTCTACTTCAGTATCTACTTCTGATTTTACAATAGCATTTCTTAGTTCACGTAAATGATTAGGCATTCCTGGTTTCCATG